CAAGCTCAACAGTAAGCACAGCAGAAGGCTCAAGACCCTGTGGTGCAGATGCAGCAAGCCGAGCTACAGATCAAGCAGCAAGAAGTGCAGCGTAAGGCGGCTAAGGATCAGGCAGATGCCCAGATCGAACAGGCCAAACTACAGCTACAGGCGCAAGAGAACATGCAGGACGCGCAGATGGATCAGGCTGAACTGGCTATCAAGCAGCAAGAACTGCAAATTGACGCGCAGAAAGCGGGCGCTAAACTTGCCGCAGACCGTAGGAAAGACAATACGAAACTAGATCTTGATTTACTCAAGACAATGAAGGATTCCAACAACAATAGAGGCCAATAATGGCTACAACCGTCTTAGACGTGCTAAAGGAACGAATCGAGGCTGACAAAGCCTCTGCACTACAATTTCTAGGTGGTGGGGGAGCTAAAGACTTCTCCATGTACAAAGAAGCCACAGGTTTGATTCGAGGTCTCGAAACCTGCTTGGGATATGTAGAAGACCTCTCGCGAAACTTGGAGTACGACGATGAGTGAAGCTGTTGACACAGTTGAAGCTACGGAAGAATTGGAAGCACAACTACCTACGCCTGTGGGCTATCGGGTATTGGTCGCGCTTCCGCAGATCGAAGAGACCTTCGACGGCACTAACCTGCTCAAGACGGACACGATCAAGAATCAGGAACATATCATGTCGATTATCGGCCTTGTGGTGGATATGGGCGAACAAGCCTATAACGACCCTGAGAGGTTCACGACTGGCCCTTGGTGTAAACAAGGTGACTATGTGATGTTTCGTGCCAATTCAGGCACACGATTTAAGGTTAATGGGTTAGAGTATCGTTTGATGAACGACGACTCTATTGAAGCTGTTGTAGCTGACCCTAGTGGCGTATCACGAGCGTAAGGAATAGACATGCCGTTTCAAAAAGTTGAATACAGTTTCCCTGATGAGGAACAAGATACCTCTATAGAAGTGGAGGACTCTGGTGAAGTTGAAATTGATCTCTCTGGTAACAAGACTGCGGACGAGTACGCGAATACTCCTGCTGAACCTGAAGTCGAAGCTAAGTCAGAACCGGATGAGCTGGACATTGAGGTTGTGGATGATACGCCAAAGGCTGATCGCAACCGCAAGCCATCTGAGCCACCGGCTGACGTTACTGATGATGAACTTGAAGGGTACTCCGAGAAAGTCCGAAACCGAATCAAGCACTTCAGCAAAGGCTACCACGATGAGCGTCGAGCCAAAGAAGCAGCCCTCAGAGAACGGCAAGAGCTAGAATCTCTAGCGCAGCGCCTAGTCGAAGAGAATAAGACCTTAAAGGGTGATGTAGGTACAACACGCGAAGCTCTGTTAGATCAGGCCAAACGTGTAGTTGACTCTGAGCTTAATGGAGCGAAAATAGCGTATAAGGATGCCTACGAAAGTGGTGATGCTGATAGGCTGTTAGAGGCTCAAGAGCACCTAACCACTGCCAAACTGAAGGCAGACAAACTAGATAATTTCAAATTACCTTCTTTACAAGAAGAAGAGACTGAGGTACAAGAACCTCAACCCACCCCACAACGGGTGCGTGATCTGAAGGCAGAAGCATGGGTAGAAGAAAATTCTTCTTGGTTTCATGTTGATGACGAGATGACAGCATACGCTATGGGGTTGCACCAGAAATTAGTTAAGAGTGGGGTTGACCCACGCACTGATGAATACTACGAGACTATTGATGCTCGTATGCGAAAAGTATTCCCGGAAGAGTTCGATGATGTTGTAGAGCAGCCAGAACCGCAGGAGTCACGGAAGCAATCTGCTAACGTGGTAGCTCCCGCAACGCGAAGCACAGCACCGAATAAGGTGAAGCTAACCAAAACACAGGTAGCTCTCGCCAACCGATTGGGGGTACCGTTGGAAGAATACGCCAGACAGGTTGCATTAGAAATGAGGAACGGATAATGGCTGAGAACAGAATCAAGCGTGACAGCGAGACTCGTGAAACAAAGACTCGTACCAGATCGTGGCAGCGCCCAGAGGTATTACCCTCACCTACGCCACAAGACGGCTACGAATTTCACTGGGTTCGTGTAGCTACGCAAGGTCAAGTGGATGCCACTAATGTTTCCTCGAAATTGCGCGAAGGTTGGGAGCCTGTACGGGCTGAAGATCATCCTGAAATTACTATGGTGACTGTGGAGAATGAACGCTTCGCAGATAACGTGGTGATTGGTGGTCTGATGCTATGCAAAGCTCCAGCAGAGCTAGTTCAAGAACGTACTGACTACTACAATAATCAGACGAAATCTCAAATGAGTTCTGTAGATAACAACCTGATGCGTGAGAATGATCCACGTATGCCTATATTCAACGAGCGGAAAACCACCGTATCGTTTGGTAAAGGCGGTTAATCTTAAATTAGGAGTCCATTAACATGGCTACAACTGCTGCACCTTACGGGCTAAAGCCTGTAAAACGCGCTGACGGACTACCGTATGCTGGCGCGACTTCTTCGTACCTCATCGACCCCGCTGGGGAAGGTACCAACATCTTTTATGGGCAAGTAGTTCATATCGGTGCTGACGGGTACATTGCGTTGTCAACAGCTACGGGTGCTGACGGCGGTACTAACGCACTTCCTACTGGAACCACTTTGACGGGTTCTTTGGGCGTGTTTGTTGGTTGTTCGTACATCAATGCTCAAGGGCAACAAATCTACGGTCAATACTACCCAAGCGGCACCACTGGTGTTGTTGAGGCGTATGTTGTAGATGATCCAAACGTATTGTTCCAAGCTCAACTGGATGGCGCTGCTGACCAGTCTGACATTGGTGCTAACACGTTCTTTGCTGCTGCTCAGTCTACCTCTACTGGTTCTACCACGACGGGTAACTCTACGAGCGCATTGGAGTCAACTACGGTTACAACCACCGCTGCCTTCCGTATCGTGGCTGCTGTATCGCCTATCGGTGATGCGTACCCAGACGTGTTGGTTAAATTCAATCCCGGCTATAGCAGCATGACAAATGCTGTTGGTCTATAAGTAAGGAGCTGAATAATGGCTATTTCACGCGCCCAACTCCTCAAGGAGCTATTGCCCGGACTTAACGCACTTTTCGGTATGGAATATGCGAAGTACGGCGAAGAGCACAAAGAGATTTTTGAATCTGAAAGCTCTGATCGTTCCTTTGAGGAAGAAGTTAAGTTGTCCGGTTTTGGTGCAGCCCCCGTCAAAGACGAAGGTTCTGCCATTGACTACGACAACGCACAAGAAGCGTTTACCGCTCGTTACACGCACGAAACCATTGCTATGGGCTTTAGTGTTACCGAGGAAGCGATTGAAGATAACTTGTATGACTCACTGTCATCTCGTTATACGAAAGCTCTTGCTCGCGCTATGGCTTACACCAAGCAGGTTAAAGCTGCCTCTATCCTGAACAGCGCGTTCACGGGTGCAGGTAACCCAACCTACGGTGACGGCAAAGTGTTGTGTGCAACTGACCACCCGCTAGTTTCTGGCGGAACTAACTCAAACCGTCCTGCTGTTGCTGCTGACCTTAACGAGACTTCTTTAGAAGCCGCCGTTATCCAGCTCGCTGGTTGGACTGATGAGCGTGGTCTGTTGATCGCTGCCAAGCCTCGCAAATTGGTTATTCCACCTGCACTGCAATTCGTTGCAACTCGCTTGTTGGATACCGAGGGTCGAGTTGGTACGGCTGACAACGATCTGAACGCGATCCGTAACAACGGCTCAATCCCAGAAGGCTACACGGTTAACCATTATCTGACTGATACAGATGCTTGGTTCTTGACCACTGACGTGCCTAATGGCCTGAAGCACTTTGTTCGTACCCCAATGGCTACATCTATGGATGCAGACTTTGATACGGGCAACTCGCGCTATAAAGCCCGCGAGCGTTATTCTTTTGGCGTGTCCGACCCACTTGGGATTTTCGGTTCACCCGGAGCGTAAGCTACGGTGCTTGATAAAGGGGGAGTTTCGGCTCCCCTTTTTATTGACTTGCTGAAAAGTAGGGTATACTTTCAGCCATATCGGGAAACAATCCGGCGAATCTGACAGGCCCGACTGACGACATGTAGACAGATTTGCTTAAACTCACATGTGAGAAAAACGATGGCTAAAACCACATTTTCTGGCCCCGTCCGTTCGGATAGTGGCTTCCAAATTCCAGTTGTAACTACCGCAAACTTACCTGCATTCGGCGATGTCGCTGTAGGAACTGTGTATATGGTTTCTGACAATGGTTCTGGCGACGATGAATACTGCATCGTAATCAGCACTGGCGCTGCTTGGGTAACTGCTGTTGGCGCGGCTCTTAGCTAATAGGAGACGCTCATGTCGAACTCTGATGTTCAATCAAAACGAGTCACAACGGCAGCTTCTCTTGGTGTTGGCCCTGCACGTATTCGTCAGGTTCAGGTACTAACTACGGCTGATGGCGCGGGTCGTCTTACCATTACTGATGGTAGCGGCGGCACAACAGTCTTAGATCTGGACTTCCTAGCTTCTGATTCCCATTCGGTAAACATTCCAGACTGGGGTATTCGTTGCCAAGATGACGTGCTAATTACTGCCATGACCAACATTAGCGCCATGACGGTGTTCTACAGCTAACATGCGTAGTTACTACAAGAAGTCTCCATGTGCGTCTTTTAAGAGTGGCGGCCCAACTTCCCCAGCCTCATCCAGAGGACGGCGACGTACCGCTGCTTGGACGCGCAAGGAAGGCAAGAGCGAGTCTGGTGGGCTTAATCAAAAAGGCGTGGACAGCTACAACAGGGAGAACCCCGGAAGTAAGCTGAAAACCGCTGTAACGACTAAGCCCAGTAAGCTCAAGAAAGGCTCTAAGGCTGCTAAACGGCGTAAGTCGTTCTGTGCACGCATGAAAGGTATGAAGAAACGTAACACTAGCTCTAAGACGGCGAATGATCCAAATAGCCGTATAAACAAGAGCTTACGGAAGTGGAATTGCTGAGTGGCGTACCTACAAAGCAACATTCCGTACTTCAAGTGCTGGGTGAGGAAGGAATACACCCATAACCACGAGAAGTACCACGGCGAGTTTATTCACGCTATGGCTATTGCTGTTACGACAATGCCGACCAGATGTCTTAGTTTCCAAGTGATATTTACTGGGGCTGAGACGTACGACGAGGACGATGAGCCTAACGTGCACGGAGGTGCTATGTGGGCACGTATGCCGATTACAGCGTTGGTGGGGGATACTCCGTTTGAGGAATGGCCTGAACCAATGCCTGTATGGGCTGCACAGCCTTGGGACTGTTCGTCTAGGGATCATGCGGTGTATACGCTCGACAGAGCCACACCGTGCCCTTGGCTAGCAAAGATAGATGGGGAGATGTACCCCGCGAAGTATATGTTCACAGTGGACTATACGAACAACGAGATTGCTGATGACCCTGCACAACACAAGCAGAGTCATGTGATGGAGTTACTGGATGCTGGCCCATATACGGGTAACATTGTAGCTCTACCGAATAATAGGGTGCGGGTGACACATCCCGCTTGGTTTGAAACAGGAGAAGGCGCACCAGATTTTCGTCCTTCTCAGCACATTCACTACAGCAAGTCTGATCTGGACTACACGCTGGACGTGAATCAAGTGTTTGATAATTTGTACGCGGAGTAAGTTATGAAGCCGAAGAAGATGTTTTTAGGTGGTTTGTTAGGTCGTAAGAAGAAAGACGATGATAAGCCTATGACAATGACCCAGAAGAAAGCCGAAGAAGCGAATAAACGTGCGAGAGCCGCGCAGATGCGTAGTGAGTCTAAAGCGCGTAGAGGTCGTACAGCTAGCAGGGCGGCTGTGGGTGGACAACGTAACAAGCAACAGGCTCCTATGGACGCAGAACGCGCAGCTAATATGGCTATGGTCAAGAAAGACAACCCAATGCCTAAGCGCCCTTCTGCTATCAGCTTGGCTAATGCGGCTACACCAAAGCCTACGCGCCCTGCAAAGCCACAAAAAGCGCCTACAACTGCACCGCGCCCCCCTAAAGCAGAGACTCCCGCGAAGCCAACAGCTAAGAAGCCGCCACGCCCATTACGCGGTACGGTGACTGGTAAAGGCGGACGTAATGTCGGTGAGGGTCGAGATAAGCGTGCTAACGTAACTCGTGAGCAGTTAAAAGATTCAGGTATGACTTTACGTCAGTACCTAAACTTCATGGACAAAGAAGGCAAGCGCCCACCTAAAAAAGCTATGGGTGGTGGCATGATGAAGTCGAAGATGAAAGCCAAGGGCTACAGAGCTGGCGGTGGCCCACTGAAGAAAGCCCCAGAAGACAATACGGGACTCAAAAAGCTACCCAAGGAAGTCCGTAACAAGATGGGATTCATGTCCAAAGGCGGCATGACGAAATCTAAAGGTTACGCCAAAGGTGGCGCTATGAAGACCAAGGGCTACAAAGCTGGCGGTAAAGTTCGCGGTGCCGGTATCGCTCGTAGGGGCGTGCGTCCAGCGAAGATTCGATGAGACGCTACTATAAGTCAGGCGGCAAGGTGAAGTCGGGCGGCAAGATCTGTCCGGCAGGGAAAGCGTGGGCCAAGCGTACGTTTGACACCTACCCGTCTGCTTACGCAAATATGGCAGCTTCTAAGTATTGCAAAGACCCTAGCTATGCGAAGGGTAGCAAGAAGAAAAAGAAGAGTAAGTAATGGGACAGCTTAAACAGTGGCGTGACCAGCAGTGGGTTCGTATCGGCACCGATGGCAGGATCAAAGGTGAATGCGGCACGTCGAAGAACAAAAAGAACCCAGATCGCTGCTTACCTAGATCTAAGGCGCAGTCATTGAGTCAGTCTGAGCGTGCTACTACGGCGCGTAAGAAGAAAAAGGCTGGTGCTAGCGGGCAGCAGGTGGTGTCTAACACCCCCAAAGCCAAGGTTAGAATGGCAAGAGCTGGTGGTCAGATACGCGCAAACCACAGGGGTTGCGGTGCAGTAATGAATAACAGGCGCAAAAAGACCCTGTACGTATAGGAACAGACAATGGCTACATCTGGAACAACTGCATTTGATATGGACTTCACGGAGATCGCTGAAGAGGCGTGGGAGCGTGCAGGTCGTGAAATGCGTTCTGGGTATGACCTACGTACTGCCAGACGCTCTATGAATCTGATGACCATTGAGTGGCAGAACCGTGGCATCAACATGTGGACGATTGACGAAGGCACGTTGAGTCTTACGCAAGGTACTTCTGAGTACACGCTACCCGCTGACACCATAGACTTGCTAGAACAGCAGATCCGCACAGGTAGCGGTAATGTAGCTACACAGTCAGATTTAACTATAAGCCGCATCAGCGTTAGCACATATGCTTCTATACCTAACAAGTTAACCCAAGGTAGGCCGATTCAAGTATTCGTAGAACGTCTTCGAGATGCCCCTAAAATCAACGTGTGGCCGGTTCCAGATAACGACGACTACATCTTTTACTACTGGCGTATGCGGCGTATAGAGGACGCAGGGACGGGTGTGAACACCGCAGATATGAACTTCAGGTTCTTTCCTTGTCTGGTAGCGGGCCTTGCTTATTACATTGCTATGAAAGAACCAGAGCTTATGCCACGAGTTCCTATGCTGAAAGACGCTTACGAAGAGCAGTTTGGGTTGGCAGCGGGAGAAGATAGAGAGAAGACATCCGCACGCTTTGTACCCCGTATCGGTAGAGCGTAACAATGTCGAATCGTTTTGCATCAGCACAAAAAGCTATTGCCGAATGTGATATTTGCGGATTTCAGTATAAGCTACGAGAGCTAAAGAACTTAATACGTAAAGGGCAGAACACAAACTTAAAGGCGTGTCCTTCATGCTGGAACCCAGATCAGCCGCAGCTAAAGCTGGGCGAAACTCCAGTAGATGACCCGCAGGCTATTAGAGATCCAAGACCCGACAGAAGTTTAGGGGAAGCTGGAGCCAATAGTAGTAGACAGATACAGTGGGGTTGGAACCCCGTGGGTGTGGGGGATGACCCCTATAACCTTACCCCTAACGACTTAGTAGCAACGGGTCAGGTAGGAACAGTAACAGTAACCACAACTTAGAGTCGGGATATGAAAAAAGACAGTAAGATCAAACAAGTTAAGGACGCACCTAAGCCTGATATGTCTGGTGTAAAGACCACCGGCATCAAGGTTCGTGGTACAGGCGCTGCTACAAAAGGACTTATGGCCCGTGGCCCTATGGCGTAAAGCATGAACTATACCGAGCTAAAAACAAATGTTCAGGACATCTGTGAAACTTCTTTTACGGATGACCAGCTTGCTATGTTTACAGAACAAGCGGAGCAGAAGATATACAACGCCGTGCAGATACCCGCGTTACGTAAAAACGTGACAGGTTCTATGACCGCCAGCAATGTGTATTTGTCTGTCCCTAGCGACTTTCTGTACGTTTACAGCTTGGCAGTCATAGATGGCAGCGGCACCTACACCTTCTTGTTGAACAAGGACGTTAACTTCATACGCGAAGCGTACCCTACAAGTACCGCGACTGGACTACCAAAGCACTACGCTGTCTTTAATGACGATGCGTTTATCCTTGGGCCTACTCCTGACGTTTCATACAGCACGGAGTTGCACTATGGGTACTACCCGCAGTCTATTGTTACAGCAGGCACTACGTGGCTTGGAGAAGAATTTGATTCTGCTCTGCTAAACGGCACTTTGGTAGAGGCTATACGCTTTATGAAAGGTGAACCTGACATGGTTGCGTTGTACGAAAAGATGTACATATCTGCTATGGGGCTGCTCAAGGTGTTGGGTGACGGAAAACTACGTACTGACACGTACCGCTCTGGGCAAGCTGCCCTTCCAGTCCAATAGGTAGCTGAATGTTAGTACAAGCACCGCAGATGGAAATAGGGGACGTACTCGTCACCACCACGCAAAACAAAGGGCACGACCCGGAATTTTGGGCGCAGTCTGCCGCAGATAGGATTGTGAGTGTTGGGGGTAATTGTCACCCAGCAATAGCCCAACAAGCGGAAGCATTCAAAGAAGCGGTTAGGGCTACGGCTCTGCATTACATAAAAGAAGCGATCAAAAGCGACAGAACGACGCTGATTGCCGAACTGGAACGTCAAGGCCATAAAGACATGGCAGACATAATTAGGAGTCTATAATGGCTATTACGACTGCAATGTGTACGTCTTTCAAGCAAGAGCTTCTGGAAGCTGTACATAACTTTAAGAACTCGGGCGGTAGTACGTTCAACTTAGCGTTATACACAAGCTCCGCTACTTTAGGTGCAAGCACTACAGCGTACTCAGCGACTAACGAAGCGTCAGGTACTGGGTATACAGCCAAAGGAGCGGCGTTAACTCGTGTTGACCCAACGACATCTGGAACCACAGCGTTTACCGACTTTGATGATTTGACGTTCAGCTCTAGCACAATTACTGCTAATGGCGCGTTGATCTTTAATGATTCTGCGGCAGGTGATCCATCTGTCTGTGCGTTGGCTTTTGGCGGCGACAAGACATCTACTGCTGGTGACTTTACGATTCAGTTCCCTACAGCGGATGCGTCTAACGCAATAATCCGAATCGCATAGCGAGTAATATGTGGCAGATATTACCGGTTGGGGCAGAGGCACTTGGGGTGAAGGCCCGTGGAGTGAGGCAATACCTGTTGAGGTTACGGGTGTTGAGGCAACTGGTGCCATTGGTTCGGTTACCGTTACAGCCGATGCTAATGTCCTTGTCACAGGCGTTGAAGCAACCAGTGCTGTCGGTACAGTCACAGTCACAGCAGATGCAAACGTCGATGTTACAGGTGTCGCAAGTACGGGCGCTGTTGGTACGGTTACGGTTACGGCGGACGCCAATGTTTCTGTCACAGGTGTTTCTGGCACAGGGGCAGTCGGTACAGTCACGGTCATCGAAGGAACGGGTGTCACTGTTCCTCTTACGGGCGTTTCAGGTACCGGCGCTGTTGGCACGGTCACCGCTACCGGTGGGGCAGATGTTGATGTCACTGGCGTCTCGGGCACTGCGTTTGTTGGTACAGTTACAGCAACAGGTAGTGCAGTTGTTGTCCCGACAGGTGTTTCAAGTACCGGCGCTATTGGTACAGTCACTATCGGATTGGGCCAAACTATCGTACCGACAGGTGTCGAAGGTACGGGGGCAGTAGGGGATGTAGTCGCTGCCGCAGGCGCTATAGCCGTAGTTTCTGGAGTATCCGCCACAGGTGCGGTAGGCCAAGTGAGGATTTGGAGTCTAATAGATGATTCACAGACGCCAAATTGGAGTAGTATAAATGATAGTCAGCCTCCCGGATGGTCTCCGGTCGCAGACAGTCAAAACCCTAATTGGGATGAGGTAGCTTAGATGGCAACTTACGTTAATGACCTACGCTTAAAAGAGATCACCACTGGTGATGAATCGGGCACTTGGGGCACGAGTACAAATACTAATCTTGAGTTAATTGGTGAAGCTCTAGGATATAACACCCAAGACTGCTTTAGTTCAGATGCCGATGCCACGACTACAGTAGCTGACGGTGTTTCTGACCCTGCACGGGCCATGTACTTCAAGGTTACTTCTTCAGCTACGCTTACAGCCACTAGAACCCTTACTGTTGCACCAAATACGATTTCTCGCGTCATGTTCATCGAAAACGCGACTACCGGTTCACAGAGCATTACAATTAGTCAGGGTAGCGGTGCAAATGTCACCATCTCTAATGGTCGAACTACGGTTGTGTACCTAGATGGCGCAGGCGCTGCCGCAGCAGTTGTAGATGCGCTTGCTTTGGTTGATCCGGGCGTAACAGATACTCTGGCTGAAACGCTTGTTGCTGGTAATACGTCAGGTGGTACTGGGCTTGTCATGTCTTCGGGTGATGACCTCACCCTTACCGGTGCGTCCTATAACGTAGTTTGGGACAGCTCAGACTCCGCACTTGAGTTCGCTGATAGTGCAAAAGCTATTTTTGGTGCGGGTGGAGACTTAGAAATTTTCCATAACGCCAGTAACTCCATAATTAACGATGGCGGT